ATAGTATATTAATTAAAAAATAAAAATTATGGCTTATTATGTAGCAAAGGTTAAAATTGCAACCGATACACCGAAAGGAGTTAAATGGCAATCAGAATCGTATTTAGTAGATGCACTTACTGTAACTCATGCAGAAGCATTAGTGAATGAAGACTTCAAAGATGATGGAGTTGAATTCGAAGTTAAATCTGTTTCCAAATCACAGATATGTAAAGTAATTGAACCATCAACTAAAAATTCGTAGATATGAGATATAATATAAATGATAAAGTTGTTTTTGAAAACGAAGGAGTAAATCAGGTAGGAGTTATTACAAATGTAAGAAAGGCTGATAACAAAACCTATTATGACCTCAGAGCCGAAGGAGGGTCTGGATTTGTTTTAGTTCCTGTAGATAAAACAAAAAATAAGTATTCAAAGTCATATGCTATGATTAATTCTAAACTTTCAGAAGTATTTAATCAGTCAGTAGCAGATGGAGATATTGAACCAACAAATCTTTATGCAAAAGAAGGATTTGGTCATACTAGAGGTAATTTTACAAAAGGTACTCCTCTATATTTTGATGGTGAAAAGGATGGTAAGATGGGACAAATGGAAAAAAGAAATGACTTTATATTTCCAACGCAAGGTCCAAGATCATTTTAATATGAGAGAAGAGATTAAAAAAGAACGACTTAAAAAGAGAGTTCTTAAAGATTTTCCTAATGCTTATGTAGATCATGATGGTAATGGTTATAAGATAATGGTTGGCAATAAATATATTGCTGAAGAATATTATTTACCAAATACGCATGATCTAGATAAAGCATGGGAATATGCTGCATTAGCATGTAAGACAACTCAAAATTTTAATAGATCACATCCGGATAGAATGGACCTTTCTGATAAAGAGGGTAAATACCATAGAATCAGTAAACGTAAACGGAGAGGCAGAAATGTTAAATAAAATTAAAAAATTGTTTATGAAAAAAGACGAAAAAGAAGTGGAGATCAATCCACCAGAAACTCAAGAACAGCTTGACAAAGAAAATGAGCAAGCTATTCTTAATGCAGAAGACGATGCTGCAGAATTAGCAGAAATACAACCAACTGCAGAAGAGTTAGCCGAGATGAAAAATCAAGGATATTTAGAAGATTCGGCAGCAGTAGTTGGGTATGCAAGTCGTAAAGATCAATATGAAGCATATTCGGATATAGTCGGAACTATACCAGAAGGAGAGAGTATATTAGATTTCGGTTGTGGTCGTGGAGATTTTTATGCATGGCATGAAACTACATTCGGTCCAGGTAATGTAGATTATTTAGGAGTTGATGCAAATCAAACATTAATAGATATCGGCAATAGTTTATATGATAATGTCAATTTGGTTTGTGATGACTGGACTAATTTAAAAGTGAAAGATAAAAAAGATTGGTGTGTTAATATACAATCGAATAATTTAAGATATGATGCAATGACAGATGTATCTAATATTGAGTATGTCAAATCAACAATTGATAAGATGTATGAAATGTGTAATCAAGGATTAATAATATCACTTTCTTCAGATAAATATGAAGTAGAAAATCAATTAACATATGATGCTGGTGAATTAGCATCATGGGCAATAACAAAATTTGATATCGTAGCAGTTGATCATACGACTAATACTAATCAATTTCTAATAGTAATTTATAAAAACTAAAAATATGGGATACGTAAACAATACAGCAGCTTATGATCAAAAGAAAGTTCGTAAGTATGGAAAATTATATGGTTCAATTGACTTCGAAGTTAATGATTCTATAACACAACATTATTTTGAAAACAATGAAAAGCCAGTAGTAGGAAAACTGCATATTGGAAACAGAACTTTTGATGTAACATATCAAGAATTAGATATGATTCAAAAAACGTTAGGTACTGCAAAAGATGTAGTTAACAGAAAGTATAAAATGGGAATGATGCGATAATGGGATTCCATAAACGATATATTAATGACGAGCAGATAATTGGCATCTACAGAAATGGTGGATGTCAAGCCGTTATTGACTGGTATCAAAAAGGAAGTGATGCTATAATCTTATCAGGAGAATTATCAGAAACCGTTCATACATTAATGAATATATTAGAACATAATCATGAACGAGGTTGGAATCGTATTTCTGAAGTTATAGCAGCTGCTTCTATAGAAAAAGGTTTCCAAAACTAATATTTATATAAAAGGGAATATATGTCAAAATTTGGAATGTATACTAAAGGAACCAATGAAAACAATCAGCATATAAGTTTAGTTGAAGTTTCTACAAAACAAGAAGCGGAAGCATATTTTGCAGGACGTAAACAATTATCACTACTTCAATTCCATAACATGTTTGTTGTACGTGAAATAAAATCACCAGAATCAAAAAATCTATTATTAGGATAATAATGAAATTAGATGAATTAGAAATATTTGAAGATGATTTTGATTTATTTGTAGCACTAGATGATATAGATAAAGTAGAATTTTTGTCAGATGCAATTGAATATGGAACAGAAGTTGCGGTAGTTAAGCACGTAACTAAGTTGGCAGACAAATATATGCCAAAGACACCATTAGTTGCATCTGAAGATTTTACTGTGGGTCCATATAGATTATGTGTAACAACATTTAAAGATTCTGAAATTCATTTAAATTCTAATAGTCTAAAAGCAATTAGATATTTTGTTAAAAAGATTATGAATGATGGAGTTATATTATGGCCATCAGATAAAAAGAAAAGCGAATTTGATATCTATCGTTTTTTTAAAGCATATAAAATTGTAGGTAAGGTTGGCCCTTTCTGCGAAAACTAGATATTTATTAATGTAATTGGACTTCACTGCGGGTTGGACAGTTACAAAACATTTTTTATTAACGTTAAATTATTTAAGGAGATTTAATTATGACAAAATTAACACCATATGGCACATCGCCATTCGACATCCTATTTAAGGATTTTTTCAAAACAGATGTAGACTATCAGTTTGCAGATACAACTAAACTTAACCATCCAGTAGATATATATGAAGCCGAAGAAGGGCTCAATATTGATATTGCATGTGTAGGTTTAACTAAAGAAGATATTGATCTTAATATTGAGGGAGATATACTTCGAGTAGAATATAAAAAAGACGCTGGCCATAACGGGACAGAATACATTCAAAGAAATATTGCTAAACGAGCATTTAACTTTGGATGGAGAATTAGTAGACGATTTGACTTAGGTCAATTAGAAGCTAAATTAGAAAATGGTTTGTTACATCTTCATGCGCCACTTGCAGATGAAGCAAAACCTAAATCAGTTACAATTAAGTAAATAGTTCCAGCCCGCAGTGTTCAATTATAATTTTATAGAATATAACAATAAGAAGTATTTAGTTAGACGTATTATTAAAGTATCTGACTTAAAATCTAACTTTGATCAACAGGTCTTAAAACAATGGACGCGATCAGATACCCTCTTAAAGAAAGATGGATTATTTTACTGTTGTGAAACTATACAAGAAGCTGTTATAGTGCCATAAGAAATACAACAACCATTATGGTAATATATATCGCAGGTGTTATATCAATTTTTTCTTTCATCATATATAAATAACAAATTTCATGCTCAATCAGATTAAGTAAAGATTAAAAAATCATTAATTATCTGATAAAAAGCTTGAAAAAAATTAGGTTATTTGAAATATATTCCTTATCTTTATATATAAGATATTAAATAAAAACCATTAGATATGAAGAAAAACCTCGAAGTACTCCAAGCATTTGTAGATGAAATGAAAGCAAATAGTTCTCTTAATGTTAAAAAGACTATTATTAATTCTTACGGTAAGAATTCATTTATTAAGAGTGCATTAGTTTATGCATTAGATCCTTATAAGAAGTATTATGTAACCAGTAAGACATGTAAAAAGAACGTAGACATATGTGATATGAATAAGATTCATGATGATATATTTACATTGTTAAACGACCTTAATGATAGGGTATATACAGGACATGATGCAATTGCAATGGTAAATGCATTTATACTTCAACATAAAGAATATGAAGATTTGATCTTTAGTATTATAGATAGAAACTTAGAAATTAGAGCGTCTGAATCAGTTATTAACAAAGTTATTCCAAATTTGATTCCAACCTTTGATGTAGCATTAGCAAATAAGTTTGATCCTAAACGAGTTAATTGGGATGATAATTGGTTTGCATCTAGAAAGTTAGATGGTGTAAGATGTATTACTATTGTAGGATTAGATGGAGAAGCAAAGTGTTATTCTAGAGTAGGTAATGAGTTTGAAACATTGCAAGTTGTTAAAGATGCGGTTAAACAATTGGGAGTAGTAGGAGTAGTATTTGATGGTGAAATTTGTTTAATGGACAAAGAAGGAAATGAAGATTTCCAAGGTATAATGAAACAAATTAAAAGAAAGGATCATACAATAGAAAATCCTAAATATGTAATGTTTGATTATTTGACCCAGACAGAGTTTGATGCTAAGACAAGTGAAAAGCCATTAGCAGAAAGAATATCTAGATTTGCTAAACTAGATGAAAGAATAAAAGATCAAGAATCATTATCAGTTCTAGAGCAAGTGGTTGTTAATGATGATGATCATTTTGCTGCTTTGAAAAGTAAAGCAGAAAAGGAAGGACATGAAGGAGTTATGTTGAGAAAAAATGTTGGTTATGAAGGTAAAAGATCTCAAAATTTATTGAAAGTAAAAAAGTTTTATGACGCGGAATATAAAGTTGAGAGTATTGATTTTGAAGATCATAGAATTATAAGAGAAGGAAGGGAAGAGGTAGTTAGAATGATGGCCCAAGCTTATATTAATCATAAAGGACATGAAGTAAAAGTTGGCTCAGGATGGAATCAAGAGCAAAGATTAAAGTATGAAGCTAATCCAGAATTAATTATAGGCAAGACAATTACCGTTCAATATTTTGAAGAAACTAAAAATCAACAAGGAGGTTTGAGTTTAAGATTTCCGACGGTAAAACATGTTTATGAAAATGGTAGAAATGTTTAGGAATTACGAGATAAATTTATTATATTAATATATGAAAGAAAATGTAAGATTGGGTTATGCATGTGTTAACATGACATTAACTAACCGACCTAAAAAATTAGGAGGCAGAGTAACAACATCAAGGACTGCTAGAAAAGTGACTTGGAAGAAAGGATCTGAAGATCCGAAAGATTGGGATTTACATTTATTAGGCGAGAGGACATTATTAAATGCAAACGACTTGTTACATTATCTACAATGGAATAATGAACATAACATTAAATTATTTAGATTAGGTTCTGAATTATTTCCATGGCATGATCAATACGAGTTACATCAGTTACCTCAGTTTAATGAAATATCAAAAAAATTATTAGAATGTGGTAACTATGCACGTGAACATGGAATTCGTATAACAACTCACCCAGGTCCATTTAATGTTTTAGGTTCTCCTAAATTAGATGTTGTAGAGCGTACAATTGTAAGTCTTGAAAGACATTCTGAGACATTTGATATTATGGGTTTTGGGCCTTCCTTTGAAAATAAAATTAATATTCATGTTGGTGGTTCATATGGTGGCGACTTTGTAGGCACATCAAAAAGATGGATTGCAGGTTGGCATAGATTATCTGATAACTGTAAGAAACGAATAGTATTAGAAAATGATGACAAGCCTAGTATGTGGTCAACAAAAATGTTATATCATTATTTTCATAAAGAAATAGGTATTCCAATTACATTTGATTACCACCACCATTCATTTCATCCAGATGAGATGTCAGAAGAAGCAGCATTAAAATTAGCCGCAACTACATGGCCTGATGATGTTAGACAGTGTACACATTATTCAGAAAGTAGAGCAAGAGAATTTCAAGATCCTAAAATTAGAGCACAAGCACATTCTGATTATATTAGAGATGAAATTAATACTTACGGACTTAATATAGATATTGTAATAGAAGCTAAGGCAAAAGAGTTGGCACTTTTAGAATATCGTAATATTTATGCGTATAATAATAAAAATAAAAAAGAAGTTTTACTATGAAAGACAGAGAAAATGTATTAAGACAGCTAGATGAAGCTGACAATATGATTGCAATAATTGATGATGCAGTTAATAAAGGTCGACCTATTGACCCTACTGAAATCAGAAATAGATTTAGAACTATTCGACAAAAATTAAAATTTGCAATAGACAGAGTAACCGCGAGCTAATAAATGAAACAAAGACTTTTTCCATTTATAATAGGATTAGCAGCACTTGCCGTGTCAGGCTCTGCTGCATTCTACTCTGTATTTGGATTGAGTAAATTATTTGCAGGTGCGAGTCTGCAAGTAATAATAATGGCCGGGTCGTTAGAATTTGCCAAATTAGTTTGTGCATCATTATTATACCAATATTGGGACTCAATAAATAAGTTCTTAAGATTTTATTTATCTGTAGCAGTATTTGTTTTAATGATAATTACAAGTGGTGGTATATATGGATTCCTATCTGGAGCCTATCAGGAAACAGCAACCAAATCAGAATTCCTAGATAAATCATTAGCTGTATTACAAACTAAACAAAATAGATTTGAAGAACAGAAGACAGATCTTAATTTAGAAAAGGTACAATTGAATACGACCATTTCTGATTTGAGAAAATCACTTTCAAATCCAACATCAGTATCATATTGGGATGAAACGGCACAACAAGTAATTACAACAACATCTAGTTCTACAAGAAGAGCATTACAATCAGAATTAAAAAGTACTATTGCAGATAGAGATACTATTAATGTAAGATTAGAAGCTGTAATGGATTCAGTTATGAGAATTGATACAGAATTATTAGATCTAGAAATTGGTAATGAAGAACAAAGAGAACTAGGTCCACTTAAATACTTATCAGAAACAACTGGTAAGGATATGGGACAAGTTGTTAATTGGTTTTTACTATTAATTATATTTGTATTCGATCCATTAGCAATTGCAATGGTAGTAGCAGCTAATTTTGCATTTACACAAATAAAATCTAAAGAAGATAATTTTAATATCCCAAATGAAGTTCCTGACATGCGGGAACCTTTAGGCGATTGGGCAGACCAAGAAATAGTTATTGAAGATGAAGAATTAGATCAAGAAGAAATGATCAAAAAGAATGAAGAAATTTTAGCTACACCCAAAGAAGATATTTATAAAGAAAAGCAAAAACCAGAAGATGATAACCCACCTGAAGAAAGGAATAATGGTTATTGGAATTAATATTAAATAATAAGTTATGGCAAAGAAAAAAGTTACAAAACACAATTTTAAGACAAAAAGAAAAGATGGTAAGACATTAATGATATGTCGAAATAGTATTGCAGATACTAACTACAACTTATGGTCATTTCTAGAAAAACATCCTAGATGTAATGAATGGGTTGAAACAAATGCAAATGTTACAGCTGTACTATGTTGGCGATGTGTTAATAAGACGGTAGGTCCGCCTGAGATAAAGGGTGGGTATGTATCAAAAGGTAGACCTCGAGGGTGGCAGTTTATGAAAGAGTTTGTAGACCCACAAGGAAATGTATTTCATAAAGGTAAGGAACAGGTCGACCTTAAAGGTACATTAGAACCAACTAAGATTGACACTACTCCTAAAAAGAAATTATCTAAACAAGAAAAAATAGATCTTAAGAATGCTATTTATGAACAAATGGCATTAGTTAAAGGCAATCTTAAAAAAGCAAAATTCAAAAAAGATCTAAAAAAAGGTGATTCAGAATTAAAAAGATTGAATCGACAATTGAAAAAGATTCGATAATCTTTGGACTTATGAAATATTTTCTTTATATTATAATAAATTAGAAAAGATTATATGAGTATATACGAAGAAAAACAGCAGAAAGAACCATTGGTAGTAGAAGAACCTCAAGGAAAATTATATGAGGCATTACATAATCAGTTAGGTACATTATTAGATTATGAAGATTCAGTTATTTTTATTAATGATGAAATTAATGATCATACATTGACAGATTTTATTATTCGTATGCGAAGTTTACTACAACATCGAAAAAATAAATCAGCCCCAATCAATTTAATGATTAATAGTCCAGGAGGAGATATTTATGAAATGTTTGGTATCATTGATTATATAGAATCATTAGATGTTAAAGTTAATACAATATGTAGAGGAAGAGCATTTTCAGCAGCTGCTATTATATTAACATGTGGTACTGGGTCAAGGATGATGAGTAAACGTTCAACCGTAATGTTTCATCAATCATCGAGCTTCCTTGGAGGTAAAATGAGTGATATAACGGCATATCTAGATAATGTTAAAAGTTTAGAAGTAATTATATATGATATGTTAGCTGCAAAAACAAATAAGGATGCTGAATGGTGGAAAAACAAAATGAGATCAGATTGTTTTTTGACAGCAGATGAATTAATAGAAATAGGTGTAATAGATCAAATTATATAAAATATGAAATTAACAGCAGAACAAATAGTAGAAAATTGGAATGACCTAATAAAAGTTATTGATGATAACTTTGAAGGTGAAAGAAAAGATAAACTAAAAGCAATGTATATGGACATGGAAGAAAGGATGTGTATGCAACCTGCTTCTAGTTTCGATCATTATCATAATGCATTTGAAGGTGGATATGTAGACCATGTATTGCGAGTAGTTAAATGTGCTAAACAAGTATATATGTTATGGAAAGGAATGGGATCTGATTGTGATGGATATACAATGGAAGAGTTGATCTTTGTTGCATTGAATCATGATATAGGTAAAATGGGATTTCCTGGAGAAGGTAATGAAATATATATTCCTAATGATTCTGAGTGGCATAGAAAGAATCAAGGAAAGATGTATAAAATCAATCCTAACAATGATTTTAGCCTCGTAAATGACCTATCTATATATTTGTTGCAACATTATAATATCAGCATCACTTGGAACGAAATGCTAGGTATAAAATTGACAGATGGGTTATATGATGAATCAAATAAACCATACTTTATGTCTCGAACAGCAGATTCTAAATTAAAAACTAATT